GTATCTGGTGAGAGAATATATAGATTAACAAAAAATCATTATCATATACAAACTATACAAGCATTAACAGATGAAGACCACGAAAGAATTAAAAAGTATAAACAGTATATAAAATTAAAACCTTGGAAAACTGGTAAAGAAGGTGGTTATATATTAATTATAGCACCTTCTCATTTTCAAATAGCATATCATAATATAGGTAGTTGGGTTGATGATACTATAAAGATTTTAAAACAACATACAGATAGACCTATTAAAGTAAGAGATAAAAAAAGTATGAAACCATTAAGAGAAGAAGTAGAAGGTGCATATGCTGTAGTATCTCATAATTCAGCAGTTGTAGTTGACGCTATTATAAATGGAGTACCTATATTTTGTGATAAAATGAATATGGGTGTACCAATGGGGTTAACAGATTTTAGTAAAATAGAACAACCTATAAAACCTGGTAGATTGAACTGGATATATAGTTTACTAGCAAACCAATTTACTATGACAGAAATAAAAGATGGAACAGCGTGGAGAAAAGTACAATGAAAGTATTAAAAAGTAAATTATCAGATTTTTTTAAATGGGTAAAGGGTACTGAACTTGTTGAGTTAGATAATATAGACGTATCGGAAGATCCAGTTAGACCTGAATTAACTTTAGGTTGGCGAATAACAAATGGTCGTAAGATATTTGGTTTAAAATATGATGATGAAATTGAAGGTATTATATGTATAGCATTTACCAATGATGTGCCTTCAAGTATAAAAGAATTAGATATTATGAGTGAGTTAGCACATATTAAAAACGAAAAGAAAATTGCTATTGCATATACAGTATGGTCAAGAAAAAGAGGTGCAGGTAAAGAGATAGTAAATAAAGTAATAGAATATGCTAAAAAGAATAAAATTGAAAGAGTAATAACGTTGTCCCCATTAACACCTATGGCGACACACTTTCATATTAGAAATGGTGCAAAACAAATTAACATAAATGAGGTAACCCAAAATTTTGAGTATGCAATTAGATAACGAAATAAAATTAGATTATAAAGACGTATTGTTAAAACCTAAAAGGTCAACATTATCATCAAGACGTGATGTAGAAATGACACGTAAATTTACATTTAGAAATTCTGGTGAAACATATGAGTGTTGTCCTATAATGGCATCCAATATGGATGGAGTAGGAACATTTAGTATGGCGAAAGTTATACAAGAGTATAAGATGATGACCACTATTACAAAGACAACTACAGTAGACCAATGGAAGACAGCAGTTGGGGAAGGTATTAAATTAAAGTATCTATCAGTATGTACAGGCACAGGTAAGTTATGGGATAATGACGCTGAAGATTATTCTACAATGCAAAAAGTATTAAAGAACTATCCAGATATTAAATTTATTACAATAGATGTAGCAAATGGATATCATACAAATTTTTCAGATTTTGTTGGTGCAGTTAGAGAAGAATATCCAGATAAAACTATTATTGCAGGTAATGTAGTAACTGCTGAAATGACAGAAGAATTAATTATACAAGGTGCAGACGTAGTTAAAGTAGGTATTGGACCAGGTAGTGTATGTACAACAAGAACAATGGCAGGTGTAGGTGTACCTCAATTTAGTGCAGTAATGGAATGTGCTGACGCTGCTAATGGTGTAGGTGGGCATATAGTTGCAGATGGTGGTTGTAATATGCCAGGAGATATTGCGAAAGCATTTGGTGCTGGTGCTCATTTTGTTATGTTAGGTGGTATGTTAGCAGGACACAACGAAAGTGAAGTACAATCAAAAGATGGTAAAAGAGAATTTTATGGTATGTCTTCTGATAGAGCAAGAGAAGTACACGGTAAACGAAAAGATGGTTATAGAGGTAATGAAGGAAGAAAAGTAATATTACCTGATAGAGGACCTGTTAAAGAAACGATAGAAGATTTATTAGGAGGTGTTCGTTCAAGTTGTACATATATTGGTGCAAGAAGATTAAAAGATATTCCTAAATGTGCAAGTTTTGTTAGATGTAACCAACCATTAAATACAGTATTTGAATCGTATGATAATAACTCATAATATACCTTGGGATAAATGTTTAAGTAAGCAGTTGTTTCCTGCTATAGAAAAGGGTTGGACTGATTCAGATAAACCTATACATTTCTTTTGGGGACTTGGAAGTAAAAATATACCAGAGATTGCAATGTGCGAAGCACAAGGTGATGAGTGGTGGTATGTAGATGTTGGTTATTTAACACAACAAATTACAAGATATCCAGAACCTATTATACACGATTACGATAAGACATATTTTAGAATATGTAAAGGTAATTTACATACGATTAGGTGCAAAGTTGGACCAGGTGCAAGATTACAGAAACTAGAGCATCAAGGGATTGATGTACAGTTTAAAGGGTGGAATACTGGAGAAACAACTCATATACTATTAGCACCTTCTTCTCAAACGGTAACCTACCATATTAATGGCATTAGTCAAGATGATTGGATTAAACAGGTTACAGAAGAGATTAAACAACATACAGATATACCTATTAAGTTTAGAAACAAACCTAGACCAGGTAATGAGTGGTGGAAAACTGACATAAAAGATGATTTGAAAAATGCCCATTGTTTGGTAACTAATATGAGTTTAGGTACTGTTGACGCAATATTAAATCAAGTACCTGTTATATGCCATCAAAGAAACATTGCGTCATTTGTTTCATCAAAAGATATAAAGTATATTAAGAAACCTATGAGACCTGGAAGAAAAACTATAAATGAGTGGTTAAAAATGATTGCAGAAAATCAATTTACAATAAAAGAAATTGAAGATGGAACTGCTTATAGAACATTACAGGAACAAAACGTATGATAATTAAACCATTTGGAGAAGAAGGCATTTCTATGTTGCAAGGCAATATGATAGACGTTCCTATAACAGATTATATTTGTAATTTGTTAAAAGAAGAAGGTGATGATATTGTTATAAAAGGAGATTTTTTAAAAGAGATACAAAATGCAACTATTCAAAATGGAAAATTGAAAAGTGTTCCTCATAATGCAACAGTAGTTGATATTATTAATAAGATACAAAACGAATTTTCAAAAAATAGAAAAGTAGTAGAAATATGGGCAGTTATAATGAGAGAAGGAGATTTCCATATGCTACATAACCATTCAAGTGGTATTCCTTCAGAACATTTAGATTACTTAATTGCTAATGATAAACCTGGTAGAGAAGCACCAGTAATATCTGGAGCTCTTTATCTAAAAGTGCCTGAAATGAAACCACCACAAGGTAATGTAAATTTTGTATCAAATGGTGAAGTGTTTAGTTGGACTCCAAAAGATGGAGATTACTTTGTTTGGCCGAGTCATTTAGTACACGGAGTTTATCCTTTTAAAGGGTCAGGAAGTAGGATAATGATTTCTTGGAATAGTATATGATAAATTTTTGCTGTGTATATTATGGAACAAAGTATTCATTAGATTATGTACAAGTGCTATACAATATGGTACAACGACATTTAACCGTACCTCATAAGTTTATATGTTTTTCAGACCACGTAAAACCTCAAAAGATATTAAAAGGTAATATAGAGTTTAGAAAGTTTAGATTTCACGACTATAATGGTTGGTGGAATAAAATGCAACTTTTTAGTGAAGAAGCAGACCTAAAAGGACCTTGTTTATATATGGATTTAGATGTAGTTATTTTAGATAACATTAATGAATTAGCGACATTTGGTGATGATATGACATTTGGTGTAATAAACGATTTCAACATATTGACAAAAGAGTATAATTCAAGTATAATGAAATTTAATAATGAAGTTGCAACAGATTTAGTATGGAAACCATTTCTACAACAAAAGACAGAATTGATGAAATTGCAAGGCGACCAAAACGCAATGTCCAAATTAGTTAAAGGTAGTCAATACCTAAAAGTTATGCCAGACGAATGGTCATATTCGTACAAATGGTTCAGCAGACAAGACCCTAGATTTGATAAGAGTAAATGGACATTTGAAAAGAAAGAATCAGCCAAGGTTGCAGTATTTCACGGTACACCTTTACCACACGATTCAGACCAGGATTGGGTCAAAAAAGAGTGGAATTAGAACAAAACGAGAACAAATATCTCTAAAAATCGCATAAAATAAGTGTTTTTTTTTCTTGACTTTTAAGTAAAAAACCTGTATAGTATACACATACTATGAAAAAAAACACTATGAACAAATCAAAAAAAGTTAAATTAAATGACGTTGACTATACTTTTAATGTAGTTTATTTAAGAGAATATATTGATCCAGATGACCAAGAATTCTTTTATGCATACGAAACTATCTATAGAAACGTTCCATATAAATTCAAAGACAAATTCAAAACAAAATCTATGAAGATGAAAATTCTTAAATTTTGTGATTGGAATTATAAAGAACCTGCTGTTAACTTTCAAAACGTAACTAAAGTTGAATTAATAGACCAAGACGAATACTATAAAAATTATGAACAAGTATTTGGCGATACTGCCAAAGATAATAAAGATATGTTTAATGATTACGGTCAATCTTATGACAGACAATCTTTCAGAAAAGATTTTAATAAAGAATTAACATATAAATTAAACCCAATTAAGAAAAAAATAGAACAAATGAAAGGACTACACTAATGAGTAAAGTAAAACAATGGGCAGCAGACGTTGCCGAAAAAGCAGTTGATGATATTCTTACAAAAGTTAAGAATAAAATAATTGACTTAAAAACTGCTAAAGACGATATCTTAAAAATAGAAAATCTTGCTTTAGTTGATATTGACGAAGATAATATAGATGAAGTATTAGAAATGGAGTTGAAAATATGAGCCAATTAACAGACGTATATGTAAATAAAGACGATATCGGTAAAAACCTATATAGAAAAAAAACATACTATACATTATGCATAGAGCAAGATGTATTAGCAAAAGATAAAGATGAAGCAGATAAATTGCTTTCAGATTGCGGAATAGACCACGCAAAAATCAATAAAGACTTAACAGAAGAAAAAAACGGTGTTGAAACTTATATGACAGACGCTAACTATACAGATTCAGATACAACCAAGTATATTGCAAAAGTTGTTTATGATGACTATGACGGTTTAGAAAACGCCAAAGAAAACGGTGATGTTGAGTTAGATACTTATGCTTTAGAAGATGATACAATTGATCCAGAAACAGGAGAGTGTATGAGTAAACCACTTGATGATTTACACGAAGCATTAAATCCAAATAACAAATATGTTTTAAAAGACGGTGAATTAAAAATCGTGAAAGAGAATCAATAATGCAAAGTGAACTATTATTATTGGGAGTGATTGGAATGCTTTTAACTATAATTGGATTCGGTATTGCTTACCATATTGGAAGTAAATCAAATGAACCAGAAGTAAAATTAACAGAAGTACAAAAATCATTAAAAGATTTACATAACTTAAATGGAAAGGACGATTAATGAAATATAATGAAGATAAAATATTAAAAGAAGTTTTAGACTATGTTAAAGGCACATACTCAAAACACTATTCTACTACTAAAGAAGGATTCCAAGTACAAGATTTATTAAGACATTTAAAGATAGATAAAGATTTCAGTTTATCAAATGCAATTAAATACCTTTGCAGATACGGTAAAAAAGAAGGAAAAAACAAATTAGATTTATATAAAGCAATACACTATATTGTATTGTTAATTAATAGTGAAGAAAATGAAAAAGAAAACTAAAAAACTTATATTAGAATTATTAGATTTTTGGCCAATGACAATAGTTGTGCCAATAATGATTATTTTAATTTTAACAGCAAATATATGGTAAGTAATAAAATTATATACAATAAAATGAATTTCTATTATGATGTAAATGATATGAACATATCAATTTACGGTAAAGATTGGAAACCAGTTGAGTATTTAAGTGATTCAGAAAGAAGAGAGAAAGTAAGACAGCATATATTAAAAAAAGACTTAACACAAAGAATAGGAGGAAAAAAGTATATGACATTATTAACAGAAAATCAAACAATCAACGGATTTGATAATACAGCAGATGTATTAATCTCTATTAAAGAGAACGTTGAAAACGGTAATAAAGATACAGCAATTGATATGCTAAATCAATTAATTGATAATGAGAAGTTAGAATCAGATATTGATGTTTCTATGAATTTAGAAAATGAGAGTTGTGATTGCTCTACTTGTAGAATTGGAAATAACTAAAATGAGTGGAAACCACCCTATAGCAGACTATCAAAACACTTGGAAAAGCTCACCAGCGACCCTGCTAGAGCGTTGGAAATGCAGAAAAGTGAGTAAAATAGGGACTAATTTAGGGATTGACATTAGCAACGATTTATGTTATTATTAATACAATTGAGAAAGGAAAATACATTATGAGTACAGTAATATACAATAAAGAGAACATCTATAAAGAGTTTGATGTAGCAAAACAAAAAGACATTGAACTATCAGACAAGAAAACACTAGAAGAAAAAGAGAACGATATCCATACAAACAGGTTACAGTTTTGTAAAGAACATAAAGAACTGAATGAGAAAGACCCAGGATTGTATGATGTTGATATTAAGTGGGACAGTTTAATACTTGCCTACTCATCACCTAGTCCGAGAGACCATTTCTATAAAACAGTATTCGGTAGAACTTATGCCGAACAAGTTGCCTTTGAAACTTCTGAATCAGAAGGAGATGACGGAGGAGAAGATTCGTATTATAGAAGTAGAAGAAAGAATAGAAACTACAAAAGATAACATTAACAAAGAGGAGAATATGATGAAAACTTTGATGTCTATACTAGTATTAATTATACTATCAACTTCTGCTAACGCAGGAAAAGTTGAAGATAAGATTAGTGCTGTAAATACGTGGTTAGCTAATGAGAAGCAAACTACTGTAGAATTTCAAAAAGTAAAATGGCAAGAAGGTAAAAACCAAATTGCTAGTACTATTGCGAAATTTAAAAAAATGTTTAATTGGAGTAACTAATGTACGGAGATTTTGTTTGTACAAGTGCCAATGACGGTACACATTATTTCAGACCTGTAACTGCTAAAGCACATACGCTTTGGCAGGAAAAAGGTTTTAGTAAATATGTGATTGATAATAACGAAGACTATTACATTGTTAAGAGTGTTGATAGTCAGAAAATATGTAATGAGATACGCAAAAATAATTTGGATTTTACTAGTTAGTTTATTATTAACTAATTGTGCTAACAGGTCACATACAGGTGCCGTGTTAGGTGCAGGAACAGGAACAGCAGTATGTTTAGAGTACATAGGAGATAATCCTTACTTAATTGCTACGTGTGCTGTTGGCGCCGCTTTTGCAGGTGCAGAAATTTTATATAAGAGTGATAAAGATGTTCACAATGCAGTATTTGTTGACCATTTGAATACAAGTGGTTCATCTTCATCTTATACAAATTGGTATAATGCAGAAACAGGTAATAATGGAATTATACACATAACAAAATCTTATACTGTAGGTCCACTTAAATGTAAAGATTATGACCATACAGTTGATATAACTAGTCAATGGCCGTTAATTGGAATTGGTAATGTTAATAGAGAAATAGTGTTTGGAACTGCTTGTCAGTTGCCAGACGGTAGATGGATTGAAAAACCAGTAGGAGTGAATTAATATGGATCCAAAAAATTATAAAATTTATATGTATGCAACATTAATTATGATAACAGTATTGTTATGTATGGAAATGGCTTGGGGTTGTGTAGATTGTGATTTAAATAAAAAAGAATTTGAAAAAACTGCTCCAGTAATGGAAATAGAGTGGCATAATCCAGATGGAACTGTACACCGTAGTACTAAAGTTGTAGATGGTTCTCAAAAGATATTATATGACAATGTTAAACCAGTAACTAAAAACGATACTGACCAATTTTGTTATGTCAAAATTATTATTAAACAAGAAGCAAATGGAAACATTTCTAAAGAAGAGAAATTATATTGTTCCGATGGAAGAAGTGGTGTAGATACTCCTTCTTATTGGGAACTTTTTGCCCAGTTTTATTACCGTGATGTCTATACACCAGAGTATTGTAGATATTATAGTCGTAAAAATCACGCTTTTAAATCGTACGGAAAAGTGTGTTTAAATGAGTACGGAGAATGGAAGGTAAAATAATGATTAAAAATATAATCATAATTGCTCTCCTATTGGTTATTGTATATGGAGTTACTGCTGATGAATTTTTGAGCTATGCTCAATCCAGCGTTGACTTATTGCAAGAACTATTATATAATGTACAAAGGAGTGTGAAAAACTAATGAACAAATACATTAAGATTTTATCAGTTGCTGTCTTTGGTCTATTGTTGACTAATTGTGCAGGTAATTATAAAATCAAAAGTGAAAAAGGTAAGGTAGTTAATACTGTTCCAAAATGGTATATGGCTGATTTTTCTGAAACTAAAGCTTGTGATATAGCAAGATTTGGTAAAGCGAAAGAAAAGCAATGTATATTTGGAGTTGGTACTAGCGTTTCACCAGACTTAAATCTCGCAATTGAGAAAGCTAAAATGATAGCGAAAGCTGAATTAGCAGACATTATCAAAGGGGAGATGAACAAAGAGTCTAAACAGTTTATAACGGAGATTGGAAAATCTAATACGAAAACTGTTGTTAGTGAAGTAGAATCTGTATTGGTCAATATTATTAAAGATACACCAGTTAGAGGATATGAGATATTTGAGCAAGATGTAACCTTAACAAAGAACGGTTACTATAGAGCTTGGATAGGTTTGAGATTGCCATTAGGTGAATATAATAAAATGTTCAACTATACAATTGAACAAGCTACAGACGCTTATAACTTAAAGTATCACGCTAATAAGTCATTTGAGAAACTTATGAAAAAAGAAGAGGTTTCAGATGGACAAGTTAGTAATTAAAGATATCACAGTATATACGAAACAAAATTGTGTATACTGTGTGAAGGCAAAGTCCCTTCTAAAGGGACTTGGTCTAACTTGGACGGAGAAGAAGTTAGAAGAATTTGCTTCTGTTGAAGCAATGATAGAGGACATTGGTAAAAAAGTAAGAGCAATGCCTCAAATAAAAATTGACGGTAAACTAGTCGGTGGATATAATCAACTTATAGAATATTTTAATAATAAAGGTTTAGTAAATTTTAAAGGTGAGATTGTCCGTGATTAAAGATAAAGAGAAAAAAGGAAAGATAATTATATTTCCTGAAAACAGAATTAAAAAAAGAATTACAAAACCACAAGAATCCCCATTTACAAAACGATTAAAAGAGCAACAAACTAGAGAGTTTATTGAACATAGTGTAGATGAAATTGGATTTGAATTATTAAGAAAATTTAGTGATATGGGTTTAAAGACTTCAAAGGAATCATTTACTAAAGACCTTGCGTTAGTTATTGATTGTATAAGAGGTTTGATTTATAGAGATTTTGATATGGCACACGCCGCTCAATTAATGGCAAATAAAATGGTTGCAATAAAATTTAATAGAGGTGGTAAAGCAAGTGCCGCTAGGATAGACTATTCAGATTTTATGAAAGCAAAACCAAACAAACAAAGAAATATTTTTAATAAAGAATTTAAAGAAGAGTTAAATGATTTACAAGATGGATCAGATATGTTTGAATCTGATTTGGATTTGAACGGTGATGATGATAATATCATCCCACCACCTTGGAACGGTAATGATGATAAAAAATAGTTTAATGATATTAATAATGCTTACTTTTATGGGTTGTGCAAAAGATAAACCTACACTCAATTCAATGGAGAAATTTTTTGATTGTTTAGGGGATAGTAGTAAGTGTGAGAAATTAAAGAATTCCGTAAAGGAGTAGTCCAATGCAGACTTTAAAAAGCAAAACAAAGGAGGAAGAAACATTATGTTTTTTTCAAAAAGTAAGGTTGCAGTAGCAACTAAAGGCAGAAAAAGACTGTCTAAAACTCAAAAAGTATTAAACTTATTTGAGAAAGGTGAACCAGTTTCTTGGAAACATTTAAGAAACAGATATGACCTAATATCACCAAGAGCGATGGTTGACAAACTACGTTCAAAAGGTCATATGATTTATGTAAATAAATCATCTTCAGGTACATCTTATAGATTGGGTACTCCTACAAAAGCTATTATAGCTGCTGGGATAACTAAACTATACGGTACTGAATACGCATATAACTAATTGCGTAATTGAATCGTAACCAATACGATTGACACAGGCGACCATATATAAAATTCGCCTGTGTCTTAATAAAAGGAAATTATGATAGAAGAAGAACTTAAATTAAGTAAAGAACAAAAAGAGTGGATAAAAGAGTTTATAAAAAAACACACAGCAAGAGGTTCACATAGGTGGGCATTTTGGTGTGAAGGAATTATAATAGGATTAATAATAGGAATGATAATATAATATTATGAAAGAAGATAAATTTGTAAAATTAAACGATAAAATAAAAGCATTAAATTCAACAAGAGTATTTAAAAAGATAACACCAAAGTATGACCTATCTTGGTATATAAAATGGGTAGCAAGTTTAATGTTAATGGTTGCAGTTTGCTTTAGAGCAGCTGACTTTAATCATATGTTTGATTTATATTTTAGTTTTTGTGGAACTACTGGTTGGTTAGTAGTTGGATTTTTATGGCACGATAGAGCATTAATATATTTAAATGCTGTATTATCAACAGTATTATTAATAGGTATATTAAAAGAAATAACAACTTGTTCTACTTGTATGATACCATTATAATATGAAGACAACTGATTTAACACCAGTAGAAATTCATAATAAAATTTATTACAAAAGGGACGATTATTACACTCCTTATGGTAAAGAAAATGTTAATGGAGGAAAAACAAGACAGGCAATTTGTTTGTTTAGAGAATTAAAAGATGAGATTAAAAACAAATATAATGGTGGAGTAGTTACAGGTTCATCTGTTAATAGTCCACAAGCACCTATCATAGCGGCAGTTGCTCAAGACTTTGGTTTTAAATGTGTCATAGGTGTGGGTGGTACAACACCTAAAACAATAGATACCCACCATATGATGAGATTATCAAGACACTATGGTGCTGATATTGAAAATGTTGCAGGTCACGGATATACAGTTGCAATAGATAGTGGATTAAAAAAGAAAGTAATATCTAAAAAAGGTTATATGTTAATTAAATTTGGTAATAGTGCTGCTACAAATCCTGAATCAATATTTGATAGTGTTGCTAATCAAGTTGAAAACATACCTGACAAGTTAGATAACCTAGTAATTGCAGTAGGTAGTGGTATACAGTTTGCAGGTATAATAAAAGGTATAGAGAAGTTTAAGAAAAAGGTAAAAAGAATTATAGGGGTCACGTTTGTTGACCGTAGTAAAAAGATTGATGAGTACTTAAATCAATTTAGTAATCTTGAATCAGGTTTTAAGAAGTTTCAAGATTATGAAATGTACAAAACACCTTTACCATATTCAAAATCAGTATGGGAAGATGTGGGTAATGGCTTTATTGACGATATATACGAAGGTAAAGCACATAAATGGATGAGAGAGAATATAGATACTACAAAAGAAAAGACGCTATTTTGGAGTATAGGGAGAAGATTAACAGCGGAACAAGTAGATAAGTTATATAAATAGATATATGATTAAATTAATAAATTGGAGTATAAAATGGCAGAAGAACCAAAACAACATCCATCATTAATTAGTAAGTCTTCAATGCAAGCAATGGCTGCTACAAGCGGTTCACAGGACTTGTTATTTTCAGAAGTCTTAACTAAAGTAAATAACGCAAAAGATAAAGCTAAAAAGATAGAGGTTTTAAAAAAATATAACCATCCATCTTTGAGAAGTATATTAAAAGGATCATTTGATCCTAGTATTGAGTGGGAATTACCAGAAGGCACACCACCTTTTATGGAAAATCCAGCACCGAAAGGTAGCGAACATACAATGCTTAAAACTGAAGCAAAACGTTTGTGGCATTTTATTAAAGGCGCAGATACTAAAACTACAAAAACTCAAAAAGAAACTATGTTTATCCAAATGTTAGAAGGATTACATAGTGATGAAGCAAGATTATTGCTTAATACAAAAGATAAAACTTTACATAGAGTTTATAAAGGGTTAAGCGACTCTGTAGTTAAAGAAGCGTTTGGTTGGAATGATTTGTACCAAAAATTAGAACAAAAATAGAACACTTTGTTAAAAAACCCTTATAAAACAAGGGTTTTTTGTGCTTGACTTTCCTTGTGGATTTGTGTATAATAGACACATATAAACAATAAATATTAGGAGAGAAATATATTATGAAAAAAGTGATGTTTATTATATTATTGAATTTAGCATTATGGTTTGGACTAACAAGTCTATCCAATGTTGCTAATGCAAGTGAATATAATAAAGCAGTTATAGCACACGTTATCAAAGAAAATGTGAGTGGTAACGGTGTAGACCATACTGCTTTAATGGAGCAAGAACTACACAGGTTAGTATACGTTATGATAAATGAATTTAGTGGCGTATTACAAGCACACCTACCAAATATACTAGATAGTCTTGCTAGTGAAATCAGACAAAAAAATGATAAAGAGTTTAAATGTGCTCTTTTAAAAGGTTCAAATTATGAATGTGATTGAGAACATAGTTTATACTTTGGATTGGATATATCAATATATTCCTAAAGAATTAGTATTGATTATATTAACGAGTCTTGTAATGTTTATTTTTTTAGAAATAGGAGATAGAAAAAGGAAGAAGCAATGGCTAAAAGAGTTAGAACCAAAACCAGTAAAAGGCAGAAAGTCAAAAAAAGACTAAAGATGGAACTGGCCGAAGTGAAAACTCGTAAGTATAAAACTACCTACACAGATATTAAAAAGTATTTTAAACTTATTAATCAACACGTATTTGATAATAAACTATCCCCATTTAATGATATTAAAATTAAACAAATAAAGGATAGACAATATCCTAGAGTATGGGGTCAAGTTGTTATTAATGACCAAGAAAGAAAAGGAACTAGAAATTACGTATTAGAAATGATACCTAGTTATAAGAACAAAAAAGAATTTGTGGACACATTAGGACACGAAATGATACACCTGTTTCAAATGAGTAATTTAGGGGATACAGGAAATCATAATGATATGTTTTATAGCTTTAGACCTAAACTAAATGCTATAGGATTAGATATATAATAATAAAAAGGATATAATTATGGGTGAGGTGAGAAAAACAAAAGAACTAGACCACTATTTAAAGAGAATAATCTTAAAAGTTCCAGACAAAATTCAACAGTTTATAGATAATGCAGACGGTGAATTCTCTATGATTTATTATACTGGTGATTGGTCAAAAGACATATATGATAACTTTACTGAACTACAAGCAGAAAAGATATTTAAACGTATGGCACAATTTCAAAGTAAAATAAGTTTTCTCCAAAAGAAAAATGAACCATCAATCGGTGGTTATGAGTACAAAGTAGCGAGGTTTTAGTGAAAATCAAAGCAAGTACATCTAATTTTTTAAGAAAATCATATTGGTGGTTAAAAGCAACATTATTAGTTGTTGCAATATCAACTATAACATATGGTATAGGAACATTTACACCTAATCCACTTGCAGTTAAGAAAGCAACAGAAGAAGTTAGAATAGAACACGCTGAATGGGCAGAAAAATTAGGGTTAAATGAACCTAGTTTTGAATATACTAACTCAAAAGAATTTATAATAGAACTTAACAAGTGTGTTGATTTTTTAAATTATCATACACCACCAGATAAAAGAGTACCTATTCAAATGGTGACAGCACAAGCCGCTTTAGAGAGTGCTTGGGGTCAAAGTAGATTTGCAGTTAAGGCAAATAACTTATTTGGTATTAGAGTATTCAAAAGTACAAAACCACATTTATTACCAGAAGGTGTTGAAAAGTGGCCAGGTTGGGGAGTTAGAGTATTTGAAACAAAATGTAATTCAGTTAAAGAATACATAAGAATATTAAATGAACACCCAGCATATAAAGAGTTTAGAGCATTAAGAGCAAAATTACTAAAAGATGGTGAACTACTAGACGCAAAAGCACTAGTAAGAACTTTAGATAAATTTTCTACTACAGAAGATTATGATGAAAGAGTTATTAATATAATGAGTAAAGTAGAAAAAGTATTAAACGATATTCAAGAGGAAGATAAGCAAGTTAAAATCTTGCCAGAAACTAAACCATAATGAGAAATTTGTTTTTCATTTTAGTAGTACTAGCTAGTGCCATATCTATATCAGGTATTGCTGCCGCTTATAGTATTATAGGACTAGCAACTTTATTTGCAGGTGCTAAAGTAGCAATTATTGCTATGGGTACTTCATTAGAAGTTGGTAAGTTAGTTGCCGCCAGTTGGTTATATCAAAACTGGAAGAATCCAAATCTACCACAATCAATAAGGGCATATTTAACTACGTCTGTTATTGTATTAGTATTTGTAACTAGTATGGGTATCTTTGGTTTCTTATCAAAGGCACACCTAGACCAAGTAAGACCTACAAGTGATAATGCAGTACAAATAACATTAATAGATAAACAAATATTATCACAAAATGTTATTATAGATAGAGCAGAAAATACATTAAACTTATTAGACAAAGCATTAGAGGTATATATAGATAAGGAATATGTTAGTAGAGGACTAAAAGAACGTAAGAAACAAAAAGAAGAAAGAGATTTTTTAAATAATGAAATAAGAGTTGCAATGGATAAGATTGCAGAATTGACATTAAAGAAAGGTAATATAGAATTAGACCAATTAAAGATAGAAGCAGATGTTGGTCCACTTAAATATGTTGCAGAATTAATATATGGTGAAGACGCAAAAGACCATTTTGATGAAGCAGTTAGATGGATTATTATTGTATTAATATTTGTATTTGATCCATTAGCAGTATTGTTATTGATTGCCGCTAACATATCATTAAGAGAAAGAAAATTACAAAATGAAGCGAAGAGTAAGAAAAAAGAAAAAGAGATTAATTGGCAAAGGGAAGCGACTAGAGCGAAAACTATATCGCAAGGTCTCCGAGATAAGCAAAAGTTTTACAAAACATTTTTTGCAAAATTAGGTAAAAGAGATTTAAAGAATAGAGATTATGAAGAGTTTTTTAAGAGTATGGGTACGGAAGAGTTAATGAAATTAGGTTTAGATCCAGATGAGATAAGAATTAAACTAGACCAGATAATGGAATGGAATGAAAAACCTGGTAAACCGTATTTAGAATCAGGAGTTAAGAAATGAGAAAGATAGCAATACTATTATTACTACTTTTAAATGCGTGTGGTACAGCACCTGCTTGGTTAGCAACATCAGGTGGTGCATATTCAGAATATAAAGTAACTTCACTTATTAAAACAGGTACAGATTTGGCATTATCAGCTGCTGATTTACCTACAACTAACGATTGGGCGTTATCAAAGATAACAGGTTATGATTGTAAAGTAACTAGAGCAATTAAAGAAGGAGTTGAGTATATTTGTAAGAACGTTGAAGTACACGTACCTACTAATACTACCATTGACAAAGATGAAAAAAAGTGATATTATGATACTTATGAAAACACATTATAATGCTTGCAACAGATGTGCTGAAAAATTGATTAACAATGCTGAAAAAGCAATGTCTAGGTCAGAAACAGATTGGTCAAAGAACTTTTGGCACGGTGTATGGAAGAAATTAAGAAGTAAATATAAACAAGAAAAGGTAACCTATCATTAATATGAAACAGGCAATAATAGAAGCAATTTATTTTGGAGAATAAATGTTAGACTATGTGTTAAGTGGTGGAATATTAACTCTTCCAGGTTTCTTTCCAGCAGATAAGTATTGGGATATTAAAAAAGATTTAGATAATAATTTACAATGGCGTGAATCACACCAACCATTTAAAAATCATTATGGAAATAGATTACAGGCGTTTCCTTGTTATGAAAGTCCATATGATAAAGAGAATGATTTTATTATAAACAAGATAGAAAGTATATTAGGAAATAAAATTCGTGATTTCAAGACACTTGCTAGAAAAATTGTATTGAGTGAGATAAAACAATCTCCACAAAACTTTGGTAAATATGGTTTTATACATAGAGATACTTCTACAGAAGATAAAGAACCTTTAATGGCAGCAGTTATGTATTTTGACCAGGCATATGATGGAGGTACGGCATTTTTTCATACTCAAATGGAAAAAACACCAGACATATATATAAGTTCCATTCCAAATAGATTGGTTTTATATAGTGGTGCCTTACAACACGCACCTTGTTTAGATTATACTTTTAAAGAAAGAAAAACAATAACTTTCTTTTTTAGATTACAGAAAAAAGGAAATGAATAGAGGAACTATAGCACCATTGTTGAAAAAATACTTTGGTAGATTAGATAAAAAAGATGAGCGTAAAGAGATTAAAAGATTTGAAGAGAAAAAGAGAACAAATAATATTAGCAGGAATGACATCAAAAAAACAATTAAAAGTAGATAAAACAGATTATCAAGATGTTGCTGATTGTATCAGAAGCGACCAAGTACCTGCCTCGGCAGTAGTTGAATATTTTTCTGATAAACTTTTTTATAAGTGGTACAAGAAGAGATATCTCAATGCCTAGATACACGTTTGAAAATAAGAAGACAGGTAAGCAGTGGACTGATATGATGATGATTTCAGAAATGGAAGAATATCTAAAAAAGAATAAGCATATTAGACAAGTACCTGTACCCATAAATATAGTTGGAGGGGTTGCTGGCATTTCTTATAGAGAAGACGGTGGTTGGAAAGATGTTAAACAAAAAATAGCAGAAGCACATCCAAATAGCTCTTTTGCTCAACATCATAGACGTAGAGGCATAAAAGAAATTAAAACAGACCAAGCGATTAAGAGAGCCAGAACACGAAACAGACGAAAAGGAGTAGCAGATTAATGGCAGACAAAGACATACCAGACTTTATGCGTGGGTTTGATTTAGATAACGATTGGGGTTTTACTCCAGTATCATCTAAACCATCAGACACACCGAGCATTGATCCTAAAGTAGTAGAAGGAACAAACATTGAACTATCTAAAGTTAAGTCAGATGTTTCTACTATCAAAAGTATGATGAACGAAATTATGCAAATAGTGAACGATAAAGAAACGATAACAAAAGAGATTAGTGATGAAGAAACTCAAGCAAGGTTTAAAGATATTGAAAAGATTGTGTTACCGTTTTTATATAATTTACAAAAAAGTGATGAACCTTATATACATTGGCCGAATAGAGGTCCAATTATTAAGGCGCAAATAGAGAAACTTTTAAAACTAACAAGAGGATAATAAATGAAATTAACCGAAAATTTTTCGTTGAAGGAGATGACCAAAAGTCAGACGGCTGAAAGGCACGGAATTAGTAATAATCCTAGTGAAGACCATCAAGAGAACTTGAAAAAATTATGTGATGAAATATTACAACCGATTAGAACTCATTATGGTAAGGTAGTATCAGTATCAAGTGGGTATCGTTCTCCAGAATTATGTGTTAAGATAGGTTCAAGTTTAAAATCACAGCACGCCAAGGGGCAAGCCGCTGATTTTGAAATATTTGGGATACCAAATGCTGAACTAGCAAAATACATAATTGATAATTTAGATTTTGACCAACTGATATTGGAATACCACAATGTGGATGAACCGAATAGCGGTTGGATCCATTGCTCATATAAGAATTCAGAAGATAATAGAAAGCAGATATTAAGAGCTTATAGAAATTCTGATGGAAAGACGATATATGAGCCATACGACCCTAGTTGAGAGGTAAATACTCTTAATAATGAGCGAGAAGAGGAACGTAAGAAACTTACTGACCACTATATGCTCCATAGGTCTATTTAAGCATTGACAAATTGCTAATATAATGTTATTATAAGAGTATGAGTATAAAAAAACAGATTGAAGTATTAAAAGAAACAATCAAGTGGTTCAGGACTCAAATTGAACCACACGATTGTGGATGGATGTACACAACAATAGACGGTATCAAACACCGAATAAGTGATTTGAGAAAGAAATTGAGGAAACAAAATGGCAAGTAAATTTACTTGGGTTGATATAGATAAAACTAAACTCCCAAACACAAAAGGCAGACGTATAGACGGTTTCCGTTTTTATGAAGTTGATGGTAAAAACTATCCATCTATTACAACAGTTTTAGGTGTACAGAAAAAAGAAGGATTAGAGAAGTGGAGAAGAGCAGTTGGTGAAGAAGCAGCCAATTGGGAAATGGGTAGAGCAGCACGAAGAGGCAAAGCAACTCATACACTTGTTGAACAATATTTAAAAGGTGAAACACCGAGTATTCGTGATGTGTTGCCATTAGGTATGTTTAGATTAATGCTACCTTACATAGACCAAATTAATAATATACATATGTTAGAAACAATAATGTATAGTCATAAATTGACCCTTGCAGGTCAAGTTGATTGTATTGCTGAGTATAATGGTAAGTTATCAGTAATAGATTTCAAGACAGCAAATAAAGAACGTAAAGAAGATTGGATAGAGAACTATTTTGTTCAGACTACCGCCTATGCAATGATGTACGAGGAGTTATTCGGAAAACGAATAGACCAATTAGTCATATTAATGGCTGGTGAAGATGGTACAATGCGTTCTTTTGTCAAAGACAGAAAAGAATTTGAACCTAAACTTGAAGAATCTATAAAGTATTTTTATAAATACTATGAAGAACTGAACAAAGATAAAATCAAGCAATAACATTAATAAAGTGACCTAAATTTTATCCACGAAAGGTCACTTATGTTAAAATACTTAATATCAATAATATTTGCAACAGCACTCTTAATGAGTCCTGTTGTTGGAGCAGTATCAGATTCACCAACTCCTGATACAATTGAACCTTTACAACCTGAAGCACAACCAAAACTTTATTGGATGCAAATGCCAGTAATGTGTGGTCAGCAAGTCTATATTGAAGAATATTTAAAGACATATAAATTTAATATGGCTAATATGTCTGTTGGTAAAGCTGGTGCAAGGGAAGATGGTGAGATAGTCTATTATGTTACCTATTGGGTGTCAGAAGATTTTAAACAATCAATAGCAGTAGTAACTAATATGAAAGGTACGGAATCTTGTATGATGTACAAGTCGTTTAATTTACAATGGACAGAACCTCCAAAACCAAAAACTGATTTATAATGAATTTGACGTTGAAGGGTAGATAATAATTAGTGAGGACGTGGGTGCGATTCCCACCACCTCCACCAATTCAAAACACATTTTTGTGTGCTTTAAGGGGGTGAGTTAGATTCGACTACTAACTAAAACTATCTGGAGTTAAATCGCTGACAGCGTACTGTTAATTTTAAATGGCGAAGGAAACTTTGCTCTTGCTGCCTAGTTAATAGGTAACGGCGTTTGTGTAGTTTTCGTGGCAACAGAAAAATTACACACTTTACATTTGCTAATAAATATGTTATAGTAACACAATGAACTCAAAAGAATTTTCACTAATAATAGAGGACATAGTAAAGAAGCATAAAGAACTATCATATGTGGATGCTATTGTCAAATATTGTGATGATAACAATATTGAAATTGAAACTACAGCACGTTTAATTACAAAACAACTCAAAGAAAAAATACAACATCAATCAGCACAACTAAACCTGTTAAAAGGTGGTAAACCTGGAATGCTACCATAATGAAAGAACCTAAATTAGATTTTGGACCTACAAAGAAAGACCACGGTTGGTTCTATTATGTTTGGAACTGGAAAACTTATGTGTTCTATGCATTATTAATTGTTGGTTCAATACTTGCATTTATAGACCAAGGTATAACAGGTACTCTTTCTGTTATAGGTATATTATATGGACTTAAATTGTTAGGGAAGTTATTTTAATGAATATACAAATTATAGATAAAATGGGTAGTGACCTATCAGTAGTAAATGCTGCTAGAGTATCATTTTCAAAAACAAAAGAAGTACTTGATGAAAAAGATGATAAGTTAATTAAGTATTTGGCTAAACATAATCATTGGTCTCCATTTGCTCACGCCTTTTTATCATTTAGAATTAAGGCACCTGTATTTGTAGCAAGACAATTAGTTAAACATCAAGTAGGTTTAAGTTGGAACGAAGTGAGTAGAAGATATGTAGATGATAAACCAGAATTTTATATACCATTTATGTGGAGAAAGAGACCAGAAGAAAATATTAAACAAGGTTCAAGTAAAGAAGAGATTGAATTTGATATTATGGAGTTAATAGATACTTGTAAAGGAACATACCATTATATGTTAGAGGAAGGTATTGCACCTGAAATGGCACGTATGGTATTGCCTCAATGTATGATGACCGAGTGGATATGGTCAGGTAGTGTATATGCCTTTAGTAGAGTTTGTAATTTAAGAAATAAGGAGAATGCTCAAGAGGAAACTAGAATGGTCACTCATCAATTATCAAAACATATAAAAGACCATTTTCCAATTTGTTATAAGTATTTGATTGATTAATATGGCGTATGGTGGATTTGACGTATATAAGATATATCTAGGAGTTAAGTTGCATTTTACAACAGACACTTATGACTATCATAAATATACAGGTAAAGTAAATGCAACATTGGATTCATTTACTAAAAGAAAAGATAGATACTTCTTCTATAAGTTATCTACAAGATATAGTCCAAGTGAAGTGCTTGATTTTTTTGTAAGTAATTTTATTGACGATAGTAAAAAATGGATAGGAAATTTATTAAATGACGATGGACACAAAACCTACCTCAATTACAGAAAATATTTTGAGTCTTTTGACTACAGTTTACGAAACAGTATTAATAGTATTGTTTATGACTTTAGCAGGAGGGGCATTTCTTTTGATGACGGTTTCAGCGTGGTTAATGGGCAACATCCTAGAATGCTACGATTACTTATTCAACGGAAAGTTTCATACTCAACCGCCATCATACTTGATTCGGTTCTTGGTTTTATTAAAAACTGGGATAAACAAATTACTGAAAAAGTTGTGTGGTCTGATATGTCCAGAAAACTTAAAAAAATGAAACCATTTATATCATTTAATAGAACTAAAGCAAAATTAATAATGAAGGAGATTATAACAAGTGAACTCAAATCTTAAAAAGAAAATAAATGGTACGTGGACAGTACAAGAAATATTAGAAGCGATGGAGGTTATATTAAATGGAAGAGTTAAATAGAAGATATGAAGTCATAGACAATTTCTTACAACCAAATGTGTTTGAGAAATTAGAGAAAACGATAATGGGTACCTACTTTCCTTGGTTTCATTATGATACAATAATATTACCAGGTGAATATAAAAA